GATGGCCTGGCCGGCCGCCGTGATGTCCTGGCCTTGCCGGGTAACCTCGTTGGTCAGCGCCTGGACCGTCGACGCGTCCGCCTTCATTGCAACCTGGTTCAGAGCGGACTGAGCAGCTGCAGCGGCGTCCGTTGCCACCTTGTCCGTCACAGCCACCCAGGCGCTACCGTTCCAGCGCTTTGGCGTGTTGGCATTGCTGGTCGTGTCGATCCAAAGGTTCTGGCTCAACCGGTCAGCCACTGCCGGCGCGGTCGACTGGTACAGCACCTTGCCCTTGGCGCCGGCGGCGTCAGCAGCAGCCTGGGCCGCCTGCTGTGCTGCGGTGACGTTCTGATTGGTCGTGGTCAGGCTGCCCTGTAGGCCAGTGATGGACTGGCCCTGGCTGGTCAGTTTGCCCTCGGCATCCGTTACCCGGGTGGTCAGGCTCTGCACCACGGTGGCATCGGCCTTGGTCTGGGCTACCGAAAGGGCGTTGGCCGCAGCAGCAGCTGCATCGGTGGCCACCTTGTCGGTCACGGCGACCCAGGCGGTACCGCTCCAGCGCTTGGGCGTGTTCGCGTTGCCCGTGGTGTCGATCCACAGGTTCTGTGGCAGGCGATCCGCCACTGCCGGCGCAGCCGACTGCACCATGACCTTGCCCTTGCCGCCGGCCAGCGTTGCCGCGTCCTGGGCGGCCTGCTGTGCTGCAGCGACATTTCCATTGGTGGTGGTCAGGCCCGACTGCAGGCCGGTGATCTGCTGGGCCTGGGCCGTCGAGGTGCCTTCAAGGGTCTGCACCTTGGTTTCCACGGTCTGCACGCGGGCGGCCATGCCATTTGCCGTTTGCACCGCCTGGCCGATGTCGGTCCAGTAGTTGTCGTTCGGCGGCGGATTGGCGGTGGGCACAGCGACCTTCGCCTGGTACAGCTTGCCGTTCTCGCCCAGCACGCTTTGACCAGCGGTGTAGGCCTGGTCTGGCTTGTAGGGCATCGAGTCGGCCAGGTCGGCGATGTTGTCGATCTGTTCCTGCAGATCGCTCTGCACCTGATTGACCGAGTTGTTGACCTCGACAATCTGCTCGTTCAGCTCGCTGCGCACCTCGCCCAGGCGCTCGTTCACCGAGCCAGGGCCGTTCATGTCGATCAGGTCGATACGGCTGGTCAGTTCCTTGCCCAACTCGCTCTCGGTGATCTTCTCCTTTATTCCTTCCAGGATAGCCCCTACGTCCATCGAGGTAGCCGCTACTACCTTGAGGAAGGCGCTCACGCCGTAGGCATTTTTCGATCGGATGAAATAGGCATAGCTCTTGGCGAACGACAGCCCGGTGTGGGTGATGGTCAGCCCACGCCCAAGGAACTCGCCCTGCGAAGCAGCTGGATCAGGCGACCAAAAATACTCGTAGGTACCGCCGTTTAGGCCGTGCAGCGTGTTCCCGGGAATCAACGTGATCGTGTCGATCGTAGCCTGTACAGCGCAAGTTTCCGGCATGGGCGGGCCATTGACATCAACGGTGATGGTTGCCTCGCCTGAACGGGCCAAAGGCCCCAGCGCAGCCACGCCCATGGTGTAGCTGCCAGAAGTCAGCCCGGAGACCGGAATACGAGTTGTCGCTTCTGGTACTTGCAGAGCCTGCACCGCAGTGCCTCCCTGCCTTACAGTCACAGCAAAGCCTGAGACGATGCCTGCGGGTCGGTCCCAGCTCAACACACCCTGACTGATCTCTGCCGTGTCCTCCACGTCCCAACGCAGGTTGGTCGGGCTCCCGAGCCCACCAGCGGGTAATTTGATGAAGCCGATGGGATTGTAGGGCTTGCCGACGGCGTCATCGAAGATGGCTGGCTCATAGGCCAGTAGTGACGCAGTGCAACCCTCACTGGTGCCCATGGACCAGTTGGTAACCATGAACTCCCCGAGGATATTCAACGATGGAAGGTTGACGCGCACAGCCCGACCTGGCCTGCAGTTATAGCCCAGCAAATTGAGAGGAATGTTGAGCGCACCACCAGACCGGCGTCGGCGAAGCTCAATGTTCGCCAAGCGTTGAGCCTGGTATGGGTCGCTGACGTAGGGGAAGGTCAGTGTCTCTGCTGCCTCTCCTCCGTCTTCTGCAACCCATTCCGCAACCGAAACTTCCGGATAGTCGGTTTCGGTCCAAGACTGCAATGGATCAATGAAGGTGCCGCGAACGGTGTTGATCGCAGCGTCGTTGGTCGACTCGGTGTTGCCGGTGATGGTACCGATCACCATGTCTTCGGTGATTTCGAAGTCATAGGGCCCATAGTAGGCTCCGGCCTGAAACATCCAGCGACCGCCTACTCTGATCAACTTGCCGGCACACGCCGCCTCGAGCTTTTGCAGGACATTGGTGCGCTGCTCATCGGCGCCGATAACGCAGCCGCTCCGGTAACGAGGGCTGGAGGTTCCGTCGGGGTTGCGCACCGACTCGTTGCAGACGTTCGCCCCGCTGGCGAATGTCTCGAACACGATCTCATCATCAGGCACGCCGCACCGGACGCGAAGAAACCACAGCAAGTGCAGCGCAGTATTGTCAGTCCATCCGGATGTGCCAGTCCGAGGATCGTAGATGTCGTTGCGCCCACGCACGACGAAGCGGGCATCGGGTATGCCGGACGGGAATTTTTCCGCACTGTAACGCAGCGAAATCCGGACGTACGAAAGCCCCAACCCAATCTGTGTGTCTTTCCAGTCTGGGCAGTTTTCTTTAAGGAAGGCGTTTACCTGGGTCGGATTGACGACCAGTTCATACGAAGCATCTTCCCCATAGCTGCCAATGAGCTCCTCACCGAGAAAAATATACTCAAGCTCATCAATGGCGCCTTCGCAGAGTACATACACCAGGTGCAACCATTCGCCGGTCGTCTGTGAGCCTTGCTCTTCCTGAGCCCATACCAGCACGCCACCAGTGCTCACTCGACCCAAGATGAACCGTACCGGGGCCTTGGACGAACGAACGGTCTGTGCCGAGGGCTCATTGTCCCGCAGCGGCGACTTGGTGTTGAGCTTTTCCTGCTGTTCAGCGGCATAGAATGCAAGGCCCGCACCGATCACAGCGCCTACCGGGCCGCCCTGAACAAACCCAATTACGGCGCCGACGGCGACCTGGGCCAGTTTCTTTACGCCACCGCTCATCTATTCAACCCTCCAAACCGCTAGCGGCTCGCACACCACGCGGTGCACGCCGTCCTCAGTCGTTGCCCAGAACTCGTTTGCCCAGAAGACCGCCATGGACTTGCCACCCGGGGCTTGGTACATGGCAACATCGCCACGCTGTATAAATGCCGGGGTGACCCGTACAAAACAGGCGTCCCAGGCCGCCTCAAGGCTGCCGTGGATCTTCTTTAACGCTCGCTTAGCGCCTGCCTCAGTCTTGTAAGTGCCCCGATATGCTTGGGCTGGGTCTATGCCGCAAACCGCTACAGAGCAGTCAGCAGCGAACAGGCAGCAGTCAAATTCACCCCATGAAAAAGGCCGCTCTTTCGCGGCCTTGATCACTTCACTGAGACGTATCGTCCAATCTCTGTGGCGCATGGTTATTTCTCATAAGCAAAGGTCGGGGCGTCCTTGCTGGAGCCCCAGTAGATCGGCCACTCGGACAGTTGGGCGACCGCGTAGAAGAAGCGATCGCCCTGGTGCCGGGCTCGGTGGTTCTCGTCAGTGAAGCGCTCGGTGCCGGTGCGGCTCCACTCAGCCATACGATCGACGATCGGCACGGTGATCTTGTTGCCGTCTTCGCCATTGCCGGCGTAGGAAAAGGTGGCTGCGTCCATCCGGCCCGAAAAGAGGATGTCGACGGCATAGTTGCCGGCCTCGTCAAAGACTACGAAAAGCAGCTTGCCCGTGCGGCCGCGGCACCCCCGGATGTTGGTCTCGGTGATGATGTAAGCGTCGAGGCCGTTCAGGCTCAGCTCCACAGACATGGGCGAGTTGGAGTTGTCGCTCTCCTGCGACTGCCCAACCTCGCCGAACTGGCCCACACCCAAGTAGGTGATGCCGTCGATAACCAGATCACCAGTACCTGTGTGTGCGTATACAGGTCCGTCTGCGAAGTCGAGTTGACAGGCGTACACCGTCATGAAGCGGCCGCGGGCGATGATATCCACCACACTCTGGCTGAAAGGGAACGATGAGGGCATCAGAAGGCCTCCCTGAACTGATAGCTGCCATTAGAAACCACCGGCTGAACGCTCCACTCGTTGGTGTCATCCACCCGACGCATCTCGCAGTAGGGGTTTCGGTACTCGACGGCGGTGCCGGCCGCAATGGCCTTGCGGACACGCTTGTTGACCTGGATAGTTGCCAGTCCAGAGGTGTCGGTATTGACGTGCTCAACCACTTCGAACATTTCGCCGAGAATGGTGATGTGATCACCGCGACTGAACACCCTGACACTCGGCGTCATGTTGCGTAGCTGAATCTGCGTTGACTGTGCAACTGCAGAGGCCACCACCGGAGCCCCGATGTTGTCAGTCCTAATCCTGGTGATGGAAGGTATGTTCACCGTCCCGAACATGCCCTGCAGCCGCCCCAACAGCGAGGTCAGCTCGCGCTCATCCTCCTCGTAGAGCACGCCGAAATTTAGAGTGCAGGTCCAGTACGCGCCGGGGTGCGACGTAATCTGCTGCGCGTTGCTAAGTGAGGAGGTGAAAGCCCGGTTGTTGTAGACCACACCCCAGGTCATGTCAGTGGGCTCCAAGTCTTCGGGCCATGCTTCCGCCATTTGGCAGCTCCAATAAAAAACCCGCCGAAACGGGTTGCGTGCTGTGAGTGCGGCCTTATCGCTTGTTCAGCAACTGCCGGCCGGCACCGTTAGTTTTGAAGTCTCGGAGCATCATTTGGTACGCATCATTCGCTCCCTGGCGCGCTGTCCTGGCCAGATCTTCCTTGGTTACACCATCAGGGCTGCCGTTGAAGTGGAAATGCTGGGTGATGTTACCCATGGTGATGGGGGCTTGATCGCCACCGTCTCCGCTCGCCCCCATCGCCACAACGCCAAGGGAGCCATCCGGGCCGCGCGCCAACGGCATGATCGCCTCCGGCCCAGCCTCGGCGAAGATGCCCGCGCCCTTGGCGAAAGCGAACATCTGCGGCGAATCGTGCACCTGGTTCGAGAAGGAAGAGAGGCTCGGCGAGTCATAGACGCCGCCCTTGGCATTGGCTACAAACGAGCCCTCGCTGAATCCTGTCATGGTGCCCTGCCCCAAGGACGAGCCACCGCCACCCAGGAAACCGAACGCCGTACTGAGGAACCCTGCAGCCGCCTGGCGAACCTGAATGCGGATCAAGTCCTCGATGATCGCGTCGGCGAAATCCTTGAACTGGAACTTACCGGTCTTCACGAACTGGACAACCCCATCCTCCAGGTTGCCGAATGCATTGGTGAACAACTCCTGCGTCTGGCCAGCCACATCGGAGGCGCCGTCGAGGTAGTTCTCGAAGGCAGCCGATGCGCCATTGCTCCAGTCAGATTGGGCAGCATCGATCTTGTTGAAAGTGTCCTCCTGCACCTGCACAAGCTTGGCGCCGTACTCCTGCCTCAGGGCGATCTGCTTTTCGAGTTCCTGACGCTGCTTCTCGTTCGAAGCGGTGGCCAGCTCGTCGCGCAGGGCCAGGATCTTGTTGTTGTTCTCCTGCTCGAGCGCCAGGCGAGACTGAGCACGGCCTGCTCGTTTGTCGCCCATCCCGATCGCTGCCGCTGCGGCGTCTCCCTGCTGCTGGGCAATCGCCAACTGGCGCTCTAGGTCGGCCTGGTACTTCATGGCTCGAGAGAGCCCGGTCTCCTTCGCCCCCTGCTTCTTCCCTGAGCCGAAGGGGTTGGTCATCCGCGCCCACTCCACCCGCGCATCCATGGCCAGGAACAGCTCAGGAAGCGGCGTGCTCCACGCCACATCCGGAGCCCAGCCAAGCCAGCCTACGGCGACCGAATACATCCGGTCGACGTAGCTGCCATCCTCTACGGCGCTGACTCCTTCGGCTCTTGCGGCTTTCCCGGCTCACCGCCCCGTGGGTTGTAGAGCGCTCCCAGGAACTTGGTGGCGGCAAGCGTGAGGTGAGAAACACCATGCTGCCAAACCTCTTCGGTCAGCAGATCGATATCCTCCTCCTCTATCCCCGCTCCCGCTGCGATCACGAGCGTCACTGCATCTACGCTGACCGCGTGCAGGCCATGCGAGGCCGCACGCAGGCCGCCGAAGCGGCTCTCGATGAAGCGTACGGCCTTGAGAGTTGGCTTCAGCACCAGGGTGCGCTCACCAACCTTGACCTCAACGGTACCGTGCAACGTCTTGCTCATGGCGATTCCCTATTAGGCTGCGGGCGCCGGCACCAGCTCCAGAATGTCGGAGTTGATGCCGATGGTGATGTTGCGGCGCACGACGTTGTCGGCAGCACCTGGTGCGACGGTGTTGTTCATCACCTTGCCGCGCATGTAGAAAGTGGTCGGATTGAGCGCAGGGGTAGCGCCAGGGTCACCATCGTTGAGAGTGATCTTGATGTTGTAGTCGCCCTTGCTGCGGTCCTTGTGGGCGGTCTTCACCGCATTCTGGCCCGCATCGCCGTTGTCGAGGCCAACGGTCAGAGTCAGGTCGCCAGCGTCGGCGGTACCCTTGTACTTGCGCACGCGGCCAGCAATGTCAGATCGCGGTCTGATGCGGATTTCGGCACTGACGGTCGCCTCCAGGCGCTCAGCCACCGGCTGAGTGCGACCCGTAGGAATGGTGATCTCCGTCCAGAGCTCACCGGCCGGCACCCATTCCTGGTCATAGCCGCCGGTGTCGTTCTGCACGCGCTCGTACTTGCTCAGGCGGCAGCGGTGCCGCAAAGGACCGGCTCTCATCAGAAGCGCTTCCTGTACCAGAGCAGCCTTTCGACTGCGAGCGGCATGGCCGTGGCGATTGTGCCAACGGCCACGGCCTCACGGTTGGCGTACCAGTGCCCGACCAGCAGCAGGATCGCCTGCTCGACATCTCGGGTCAGGCCCATTTGCTCCGGTTCAACGGGGTCGCCGTCGACCAGCTTCCGGTCGCAGTGCTGCTCGACGTGCGCCTTGGCGGCTTCGACATAACCGCCGATCAGCAGGTCTTCATCGTCACCATCGACCCGCAGGTGCAGCTTCACGGTGGCCAGGTCCAGCATTTACTTGGCCTCGGCAGCGGCTTTGTCAGCAGCGGCCTTGTCAGCGGCTGCTTTGTCGGCTGCAGCCTTATCAGCAGCTGCTTTTTCGGCGGCTGCCTTCTCCGCTGCGGCCTTGTCAGCAGCGGACTTGTCCTCCTTCGACGCCGCGGGCTTAGTTTCCTTCGGCTTTGCCAGGCGAGGCTTGCCGTTGGCGTCGAGTTCTACTGCCAAACCTTTGCCGATCAGGGTGTAGGCGTACTCGTCGTCGGCATCATCGAAGGTTTCGCCGGCCTTGACCTTGTTCGAGGTGGCACCCAGTAGCGCGCCGTTTCCGACAAAGCCCCACAGAATCTTGATTTTCATGCTGCCTCCAGAAATTAAGAGGCCGGCAATGTGCCGGCCTTCGGTGGGGTTAGGCGGTCAGGAAGCGACCTTTCACCAGGGCTTCCTTGCGGCGCACGCCCAGGCCCAGGCGCTCCTCGACCAGCAGCGCACGTTCGTTCTTGATGAACTGATCGTTGATCAGGCCCATCTTGAACATGAACGACATACGGTCGAACAGCGTGGTGGAGCGAGCGAAGTTCGCCACCAAGAACTCGCCACCGGTGGTGCCGTCGCCCTCGTCCATGCTGTCGGAGGTGATTACCGGACGGCCCCACAGGATAGGAGTGACCAGGCCCTGCAGGTTGGCAAACAGGTAGCGGTTCTCGCCGTCCTTCTGCAGTTCGATGTTCATCCAGTCCAGTTCAGTCATCACGGTGCCGTCAGCGGACATCTGCGACTGCTTACGCACCTGGTAGATGGCACGGCGGACCAAGTCGATGGCGGTATCGCCGGCTTTGCTGAGGGCTGCGTCATAGGTGGTCGCCTGGGTCATCAGGCCTGGCAGGTTCTCGCCGGTACCGTCACCCTTGAGAATCTGCGCCTCCTCCTCAAGCTTCAGGTCATAGCGCAGCAGCTGCTGCAGGTAGGCGAACATCTGCGGAACGTCGTCCAGTGCTTCGTCGGTCACCGGCATCCAGACCGCAATTTTCTTCACGCGGTCAGTTACAGTCTCGAAGGTGACGTTGCTGGTTGGCTTCAGGCCGCCCTCCGCCACCGGCGCAGCGCCACGGGTGTGCAGCTTCTCGCGGAAGTAGGTGTAGTTCTGGCCAGCGACCGGGACGGAGGTGAGAAGATCGCGGATACGCAGCTCCTGGCGAATGCCAGGCTGAATCACCGGATCGTAGACGGGAGCAACGATACCAGCGCTGGTCACCTTCATTTCCTTCATGCTGGCCATGTCGGACTTGGTGACTTCGAGCTGTGCCAGCGCGGCGCTTTTCTGGCTGAGCGCTTTGTAGCCGTCGTCGCCCTTGATCAGGTCGATGAAGCTCTTGCCCTCGCTGGGCTGGCCACGCAGCTTGACGCCCTTCTGCTCCAGATCCACGACCTGGTCGATGACCTTCTGCAGCTCGCCCTTTTGGTCTTCGATCTGCTTCTTCAGGTCGCCAGTTACCTGGTTACCCTTCTGCATTTCATCCATGGCCGCATCGTACTTCTTCTGCAACTCGCCGAAGCCACTCTTCAGTTGCAGCTCGATGGAATCCTTCAGTTCTTTCACTTCGCTCATGGCGATACTCCGAAATATTGGGTGAACAAGTTGGGAATTTCTTTCAGCTCATCCACGATCGCCGTGGCCTCGCTTCCGCCGTCACGGCGGAGCGCGGTGTAGCCGAGCGAAGCGACCGCAGCCGCTTCCTTCTGCGAGAGGCCCATGCGTTCGCGCAGGGCCTTCTCGAAAAGCCTGATGTCCGATTTAACGCTGAGGACGTGCGCCTCGGGGTTCATGCCGAAAGGGACAAAGGAGGCTTCCCACAGTTCGGCCTCCTTGATGACGCGCACCCGCCGGCCGGCGCGCTCCTCGAAATCTGCCTTGATGGTGTTGAAGCCGATCGACATGCTGTCGAGGACTTCAGCTTTCATGAGCTCGTAGGCGTCGCGCGCGTAGCTCACGTTGAGGTTGACCTGACCCTTCACCAGCAGGCCATGGTCGTCCTGGCTGTAATCGGCGGCGCCCACCAGGCGGGTCAGGTCGTGATACAGAGCCAGCTTGAGCTTGCCGTTACGGGTTGCCTTCACCCGGGTGAAGGCCCCTGGCACGATCACGTCGTCGCCCAAGTCCACGTTGTTGAATACCGCGGCGTAGCCCTCGAAGTTACCGGCCGTGCCGATCCTCTGCCACTCGTCCTCATCGAGGCTCTTGACCTCCTCCATGCGGCGCAGGTCGATACCACCCTGTGAGGCGATGGTGCGGACGGTCAGTTCCTTCTCGTCCATCTCCAAGCTGAAGATCAGGCCAACCCCGGCGCCACGGATGGCGATGTGGTTAACGATCTGCAGGCCGAGCATGGTCTTGCCACTGCCTGGTCGCCCGGCGATCACCACCATGCTCTTGGGGCGCAGGAAACCGATCAGCTTATCCAGGTCGGCCAGTCCGGTGGAAAGCTTCGGCGGCGCTCGGTCGTCCAGCACCTCCTGCATCCCGTCGAACACCTTCGGCAGCACCTCGGCCATGCGCTTGTACCCGGCCTTCTCGGAGCCCTGAAGGTCGCGCAAGTCAGCGATGGACTGCTGGGCCTGGGCAATGATCTCGTCTGGCACCAGGCCACTTGCAACGGCAGCCTTCGCAGAATGGCCAAGGTCGACCACCTGGCGGATTACCGCCCACTGCTTGACCTGCTTTGCGTAGGCCATGACGTTCGCCACCGAGGGCACATTTCGGCACAAGTCCGCCGCGAAGCCCAGGGTGGCCTTGCCGCTTGGCAGGGCGCGCTGTGTATCTCCCACCGTTACAGGATCGACAGGTAGGCCACGCTCAAGGCAATCACGGATCACGTCGAACAGGGCCGCGTGGTCGTCGTAGAGGAAGTCGCCGCTGGTCATCTGCCCCATGATGTCATCCACCAGCGAGGCATTGCCATCCAGCGACGCGAGCATGACTGCCCCCAGCACGCCGTGCTCGGCCTCTGGGTAGCCCATTACCAGTTCATCAGTCATGCGTCACCTCGCGCCGAGGACCAGGTGAACAGGACGGCGCTCCCGCCAGCATCGGTCAGTCGATCAACAGCACGATCTCCCAGGCACTTGCGCAGGCCGGCCAGGGCCAGGTTGGAGATCACGATGGTCGGCATGAGATTCCGGTACCGCAAATCGATCACTTCGAACAGCACCTGCCGCTCGAAGTCGCTGCCGTGCTGAACGCCAACCTCATCGATCACCAGCAAGTCTGGCTTCAGCAGTGCGGCGTAGACATCGCGCTCAGTCTGCTCAGACTTCTTGTCGAAGGTCATCTTGATGTCGCGGATGATATCGATCGCCATGGTGTATCGGGCTGCAGCCCCGAATTCGCGGATCACCTGCTGGGCGATGGAGCATCCCAGGTGTGTCTTCCCGGTGCCCACGTCCCCCAGCAGCATCATCGAACGGCCAACGTCCCAATTGGGCTCGAACTCGCGCACGTAATCGCTGCACTCGGTCAGCGCCACGGCCTGCCCTTCGGTTTCGGTGCGGTAGGTGTCCAGGGTGGACTCCCGGAAACGAGGTGGGATGTCAGACGCCATCAGGGCGACGTTCAACGCCCGTTCATGCCGGGTAGCCTGTGCCGCCCTACGGACGGCCTCGTCAGCAGAATGCAGCGCGTCGAACTGGCAGCGCTTGCATCCCTGCCAGAAGTGTTCGCCCGAGAACGACTCAATCAGCTCGTCAGTGAAGTCACCGTGCACACGGCACTGGCCAGGTTTGAATTCCAAAGTCTGTGGAGTGGTCATTTTCTTGCTACCCGGTAAGTCCCGTTGGGCTGGCGTACAAGCCCTTCGGTGTGGTCAATCTTGTCGAGGTCGGTGTGGTGCGATTGGCCTGCCCCCCTGGTCCCGGAGGTCCAAGCCTCCTTCTTCAATCGGTCGACGATCCAGGAGGTCTTGAACCCCTGCCATGCAGCAGTCATTGCCTCGGCCAGCGCCTTGTCCGGGCTGATCCCAGCTGCTCGGCACCCCTCAAGCTCAGCCAGAACGTTGTTCCAGATGGTGAGGTTCAGAGGTCCCTTCTTCTTCCGGAACTGGAAGTAGTCACGGGCGGTTTGCTCACTCAGGTCAGGCGGTGCCAACTCAAGCATCTGCTCAACCGTGAACCCATCACTTCCCCTCTTACGGTTCTTTGATGGTTCACCTTTGGGTTCTATTACGGTTCTGGGGGCATCTGGTGCCGGGGTGTCCGGCATCTGGTGCCGGGGTGTGGGGCACGTGGTGCCGGGGTCCCCGGCATCTGGTGCAGGGGGGCATTTAATGCCGGGGGCATAAGATGCCGGGGGCATAAGATGCCGGGGTTACGACGTAGTAGGTCGACCGCCCAGCCCGCTCTTTTGCCACCAACAAGCTGACACTTTCCAGCCAACGGATCGCGTTGCGCACAGCCCGCTCTTTCAGGCAGGTGCGCTCGCAGATCCTAGCGATGGAAGGCCAGCACACGCCGTCGTCGTTGGCATTGTCGGCCAGGGAGATCAGGACCGACTTTTGCGCGGCACTCATTTCGAGCGGCCAGCAGGCAGTCATCAGGATTGTGCTCACAGATCAAGCTCCTCTGTGACACGCCGCACGAAGGCGTCGTAGTCCTCGGAAAATTTCGCCCCACGGTCTTCCATGGCCTGGCGTCCAACCTTCGCCAGCTCGTAAATCCCCCAGCGCTCGCGCTCTGGAAAGCCCTTGAACTGGCTGTAGGCAGGCCAGGGGCCGGTGATGATCGACGCGCCAGAGCGCTGCTGGAGCGCCTGGGTGGGGGTGGACGGGTTGTTCATTGCAGGGTCTCCCCGTGGATCGTGTGGCGACGTACCGTTCTCAGCGGTGGACGCTTGTTCGGCGCAACATCCGGCGCGGAGAAGCTGGCGCCGATCAGGATCAACAGGCGGCGGACTGCCGTATCCAGACGGCGCTTGGCACTACGGCGTGACTGCTTGGCCTGAACAAGGCGTTCGTAGGCATGGTGAGCGCGGTGGTGGTGATCAGGTTCATGCAGCACCTCCCGCGCCACGATTCCGTGAGGAAGGTTTTTGTGGCGCGGCGGACGTCTGAGAATCCAGGGCGCTGAGATTTGCCTCCATCGCACGCCCCCACTCCTCAACGTGGGTTTCCCACTCCTCCGCATGGATCGCAGCAAATTTCGCCAGCCGTCCAGCCGTATCGTGCTCGGGAAGCAACTGGTGAACTGCTCGGAGCATGTACTTGAGGTCGTTGAACTTCTCTCTCAGCACCAGCAGGTCGTCAAAGGCTTCGTCGGCAATGTTCTGAAGGGTCTTCATTGGACGCCCCCAGCAGCATGTGCTTCATTGACGAGTTGCAGAAGCTGGTACCGGCTCTGCTCGGACAGCATGAAGATGGCCTCATGGATGGCGGATTCGCCATGGAAGTCCAACTGAGGCTCGAAGCCGAGCTGTTGGTCGTCTTTGAACGAGTGGTTTTCCATGAGGACGACAGAGAGCTGCTCGATAACGCGCAAGCGAGCCATGACCTTCTCGCCCAGGTCGCTGATTGAAGTGGTCATTGGGTAACCTCCGCGCCACGAACTGGTGAGTTTGGGTTTTGTGGGGCGCGGTTTTCCGCTTCGCGAATGGAAATAGCCACTGAATCCAGCAGCGCTTCGCAGTGCTGAGTCAGCACCCGAACGCCATAGATCTCGTTTCCGTTGTCCGGGCCTTCAGCAACAAGCACCCCGAGCAAAGCATTCACGCTCGAAAGCATTGAGCTTGCGCTCTCGATGGCTGCGTAGCAGCTGGAGCCGTGGTTGACCTGTAGTGCAACCCCTGAGACCAGGAAGCCTTGGGTGCGGGTCAAGAGAGCAGTCATTGGGCACCGCCTTGCTCTGAGGCATGCTGGAGTGCGTCGTGATAGGCGTACTCGTGGTGGGCATAGAGCGCCTGGGTGCAGAACTCGAGAGCACTGAGTAAACTCTCTCGGTCGCGTGACAACAGCATTTCGCCAAGCTGGGCCTGGTCTTCCAGCAATACGCGGGCAATGCCGTAAGCGCCTTGGGCGGCGCGGAAGCGATGGCGCAGATCGCTCAGGCTCTCCTTTGGTTGTTGCACAGCAACACGGGGTTTGCTATTTTTTGGGCGTGACATATCGTTCTCCTCGAACGAAGATTCAAAAAGTCCCCTGCAAGGGACGGTTAAAAAGCCCGCCTGCGAAGCGGGTTTTTTGTTGCCTGCGATTTAGCCGGACAACAAAAACTGGGATGCCGAGGCCGTCATTAGGAGGCCTTCAGGCGAGGTTGATTTGGGTTGTTCAGACCGAGCACCATTTGCAGCGAATCAAGCTCACGCTCGATGTCGCCTAGCAGCAGCGGCTTGTCGCGCTTCCACTCACAAAGGCCGCGCCCGTAGATGCTGGCGAGAGATTCGCGGTCGTCGAAGATCTTGCAAGCGCGATTGAGTCGATCCAGCTTCGACGGAGCGCCGGTCAACAGAGCCTCAATTCGCGTATCGCACCAAACAGCGAACCTGGTGCTGATCCAACGACCGAAATAAACCCTGATTTTCGGGTGCAGCCATGTTCCGCCACTGCCGCCAGCCTTGGTCATCACGAGGCCAGTCCTTTTGGTGAGAGCCAGGATCTTGGAGCGAACCCAAGACTTTGTAGCGTCTAACTCTTTGATTTCATTGAATTCTGTCAGGGTGACAGAATTGACACCGAGGGCATCTCCCATGATGCAGAGGTATTCCAGGGTTTCGATTTGGCGAAGCCAGGCGGTAGGCTCCTTGCCGAACTGCTTGGCGATTTTCGTGGCGTTCAACCAGCCGTCATCGCTGATGTCTACCTGCCGCCCTTCGAAGTCGAGGTGGATGACGTTACTCACTGCGCACCTCCGGTACTGGATGGATGAACAGCCCCGACAGCGGACTGATGTTGGTGGCAGGTTGCCGGTATCGTTTGGTCCAAGGTCGGAGACAGATGTGCCAGAACAGAACAAAGCTCTGCCGCCTGGATAGCACCGCGCGTGGCGACCTGAACACGGAGTGCGTTTGCTGGCGAGATAGAGTGCTTGCCGCGCAACCAGCCCGAGATTGTTGTCTGATCGACACCCAGAGCTAATGCGGCCTTCTGTTGAGTACCGAAATGGCTTATGAGCCTCTGGATGCGAGGATCCATAATCAACACCTTTTATGAGCTTTCCCCTAGGCTATAACATGAGAATACTCATTTGCAAGCATAGGGGTAAACCCCTGAAGATATCGGCATGAACTACAGCGAACGTTTGAAAGCAGCTCGCAAGCAAGCAGGCCTCACGCAGGCAGAGCTGGCGCGCCAGGTGGGTATCGATCAAACCTCAATCTCGAACCTAGAGAGAGGAAAGTCCCAAGGCTCATCACATACCGTGTCGATCGCACATGCCTGTGGAGTGAGTCCTGTTTGGCTCGAATCCGGAGCCGGACCAATGGTTGAAGATCATGTTGTCTTTCGTGGCGCACCACCGGAAGGTTTTAAGGCTACGAAACCCTTCAATACCTGGGATACGGAATCCCCCCTCGATGAGTCGGAGGCCTTTCTCTGGTTTATCGAGGAGGACCGCGATGCACCAGGCGAGGTGTTACGAAGCGGGTTGGTTCTCCCTCCCGGGTTTGTAGTGTCGAAGACACGAAAAATGCGATTCGACGCAGAGGTGCTCGCGCGCCAGGGGATCACGCCAGACCGCGCTTTCTGCGTCGAGGTAAGGGGAAACTCTATGGAGCCTGTACTTCCATCGGGCAGCGTAGTAGCTATCAACACGCAGATATTGGATGCAGATGACGGCAGGATGTATGCCGTGGCGCACCGAGGCCAACTCCGGGTCAAGCTCCTACATAGCCTGCCTGATTATGGCACTCGCCTACGAAGCTATAACCGGCATGAGCATCCCGATGAGGATTACTCCTTGACTGAAGCCCTGGATGGGAAACTCAAGGTGCTCGGCAAGGTGTTTTGGTACACGGCTATCATCTGACCACATCGCTGCGCACCACAAAAATCCGGCTCATGGCCGGATTTTTTTTGCCCTTGAATAAGCGGCAGTACTGCAGAAAGCAAAATATGAGGAAACTCCTTGACTTGATTTATGAGTTAAATCATATTTGATTCATCAACAGCACGGAGCGACCACCATGACCGCAGCAGCAACCTCAATCACCGTAGGCAACTGGCAGGGCCTTCTCGGCTATGGCGCAGCCCCGCGCGAACTTGAATGCCTGCTGGCGATTGCTGGCGGTGCTTCGGGGAAAGAGGCTGCTCGGACCTTGGGGATCAGCGAGGATGGCGTCAAGAAGCGCCTGATCGCCCTCGGCACCAAATGGGGCGTCACTCGTCGCGCTGCGCTGGTGGCCGAAGCCTTCCGCCGTGGCGTGATCAGCCCGGCCGCAACCGCCCTGGCTCTGCTGATGGCCATCCACGGAATGCTCGGCGACGACCAAGCAATGCGCATCCGCCGAGGCGGAAATGGTGGCGAGCGCCGGGTGGAAACCCGCGTAGCAACCCGGCGCGCTGAGTGCGCCCTGGCGGTGGTGTAAACATACCCGCCTGACCTGATCCAACCCTGATTTTTGCGAAAGCCATCAACCGCGGCAGGCCCTCGGCTTGCCTGGAAAAAGGAGATGCACCATGAAGCAAGCCCCACTGGTCCAGGCAAAGAACCTGCACCTGACCTTCAACTTGTTCTCACCAGAGTCACAGCCAACTGTCGCCCAGTTCCTGGAAAGCCTTTCCGAACCGGTCGCCGAGGCTGCGCTCACCCCTCCCGCCGTCGGAGAATACTGGCCTGGCCAAGGCGGCATCTACGGCGGCCTGCGCCTTTATCCCGAAGGTCTGTGTCACGTCATCTTCGCCGCCCAGGACGTAGGCATGCACGCCTTTGGCGATCACGGCACCGAGGTCGAAGCCACCAGCCAGATCGATGGTCGCGCCAACACCGCAATCCTGGTCAACCGCGACGGGTCGCACCCGGCGGCCGATGCGGCCTACGCCTTCACCTGCGACGGGCACAGAGACTTCTACCTACCAGCTTCCGGTGAGTTGTACCACGGCTACCTGTACCTGCCTGAGTCGTTCGAAAAGGCCTGGTACGTGTCGAGCTCGCAGCGCTCCGCCAGCAACGCCTACAGCTTGGACTTTGAGGGTGGCTGGCTCTACAACAGCCACGAGACCTACGAGTTTCTCGTCCGCCCCGTCCGCAGAATTCTTCAGTAATTCAGTTCTTCATTTCTTCCGCTGGGCGCACGCCCGGCGGCCAGAATCAGCCAATCTCGAAGGAGCCGCACCATGGCCTTTGATAGTCACAGCCTCGACAAATTTGTTGTCCGCCTGCCGGACGGGATGCGCGACCAGGTGGCAGCAGCTGCGGCAGCCGATGAGCGCTCGATGAACGGCCTGATCGTTATCGCGATCCGCGAATACCTGGACCGTGGCCAGCGTGCAAACGCGCTGCTCGATGCGCTCACTCAGGCAGCAGAAGCCAAGGGGGTCAGCCATGACGCAGCCTGACCGCATCAGCTTGGTATTGCGCCCCGCCGAGGGCGGCACCCTGGAACACATCCTGCCGTTCGCCAAGCTCGGCGCGCATGTTTCGATCGGTCGCGGCCTGGCGGTGATCGCCGGCGCCAGCCTTGGCGATCTTCAATGCGAACTTGAGAAAGCCCTAGCTCGTGCCGGTGGCGCCCCGCAGATGGTCGCGGTGTACACGCCATGGACCGATGTCCAGGTGCTGGACTTCCTGTCGGTAGCACTGCGGAACGTCGTGGTCCAGGGAGACCTGCAGTACAGCGACATCAACGAAGCGATGCGCTACATGGCGGAGAAGGGGCAGCCGGCATTCTGCAAGGCTTTTAGCATCGATGAGGACGTCAAGCTGGTATCCGACGCCCGCCGGTACCGCTTGCTGCGTGACCGTGAGCGCATCGAAGACCCTGATGAAGACCTGCTGGCGGTGCGTGGCGATAACTGGCTATCCGGCGAAGAGCTGGATCAGGAGATTGACACCGCACTGCGCGTGCAGGCCATGCAGCAGCAGGTGGTGCAGGAGCGGCAGCCATGACCCACATGATGAACCAGGGTACCCGCCTTCACCTGCAAGACGACCTTGGCCAGCTGGGCGAACGCCTGATCCGCTTCGGCGAGGCCTTGCAAGACCCGAACACCACCGTGGGCAAGCTGGCCGACCTGGCCAAGTCCTGCGGCATCAAGCTGCACATGCGTGCCGTTGCTGAATCGGGAGAGCAACCATGATCAAGCGTCGAGCAATCAACCCCGCCGCCCTTCCCGCTGTAGGCCAGCCCCTGGGCGGTGGATTCTTCGCCGGCCGGATCTTCTTCGACGGCGCCGAGCATGCGGTGATCGATGCGGGCCGGGAGTTCGAAGTCGCCGCCCACTGGTGGCAGGAGCAAGGCCCACGCCCGCGCATCCGTGGGGCTACGTCGCGCTTCGACGGGATGGCCAACACCCAGGCCATGGCCGCCGAGGGCAGCGAAATCGCCCGCAAGGTGCTGGGCATGAACATCCGTGGCACCTGGGGCTGGCACATCCCGTCAATCGAGGAACTGCAGGTGCTGCGCTGCAACCTGCTCCAGCTTGAAGGCTGGGGTCGCGCCGGGGCCATTCCAGACCACGACGCCGCGCAGGCATTTGGTTTGCGCGAGTACTGGACCAGCAGCCAGAAGTCGAACGCCGCCACAGCCTGGTGCCTGCACATGCTGCCCTGGTGCGTGCCCGACACCAACTGGGTGAGCAAGTGCAAGGGCATTCGCCCGGTGCGCACCCTGCTGATCAGCCAAGAGGCTTTCGTGCACGCGCCATCGACCGACACGCCACTCACAGAGGTGGACCTGCGAGGCCTGGCCAACCAGCAAGCCGTGGCCACCGTGCTCGAGCGGTTCGTGAACGAGGACGCCGGTAAGTTCTACGGGCGCACCGAGGCCCTGGTGGCCGAGCTGGCTGCGCTGGCGGGAGGTCGGGCATGATCCAGACCCTTATCTCCACGGCCATCAGCGCCATCATCAGCCTGTCGCTGCTGTTCGGCGGCTCACAGCTTCACCGGTTCGCCTTCTATGTCACTGTGGCATTCAACGTCATGGCCTGGGCTGGCGTGCTGGGTGGCTTGATTACCGGGGATGCAGCCGTGCGCATCATGCATTACTTCTGGCTGAGTCTGCTCAGCAGCTGCTTTCAGCTGTATGCGTTGATCTATAGAGGCCACCCGATGCTGGCAGCGTCCTGCTTCTTGGTGTCGTTGTTCATCGTGCTTTCAGCGGCGAAGGCCACGGGGGTTCTGCCGTGAACATCATTGCAACCATGGCGCTTCGTAGAGCCCTTGGCCGACGCAACTCAGTGCAGTCGCGTGCGGCTGCCCGGGTGTCTTCTGCCGAATCCGAAACGCCGAGGGCGCTCAGCGAGCCGATAGTCGTCACCGGGCCAATCAACCGGTACATGTTCCTTCAGGGGCGCAATTGGGCGATCGATATGGTCGCCTCTCTTCGCGCTGCGCCTATCGAGTTGGTTATCGAACGCTTGATCGGAGCCGCAGCGGGACGACCAGGTAGCTACGCGGCCGGCATCGAGTCTGTGGTGGATGAATTGAAAAGAGCTGACGCGACAGGTCAGGCTGAAGACGAGAACCTGACGAGTCAGGCCGGGAGGAAGTAATGAGCGAAGAAACCGAGGTGCTGACGGTTGAGGGCCTGGCCAAGCTGCTGGGCCGCACCGAGGCATCAATCAGAGAGGGGATTCGCCGCGGCGTGCCATGGCTGCCCAAGAGCTTCAAGATGGGCAACCGGCACTGCTGGCTGAAAGAGGACGTGCGCAAGTTCTTGCGCGAGTATCGGGATGGGGAGCACCAGAAGCCGAAGCCGGGGCGGAAGCGGAAAGACCCGCCCTCGCTCCGGGTTGCCTGACCTCAGCCGAGCTTCTCGGCGAGGTCCTGCGGGCTGAGGTGTGTGTAGCGCTTGAGCATCGCCAAGGTCTTGTGACCAGTGATACTCGCGACCTCCATCATCGTGAAGCCGCGCTCGAAGAAACGACTGGTCGCCTCATGGCGCAAGTCGTGCAGTCGCAGGCCTTCAATCCCGGCGGCTACGCAGGCCCGGGGGAAGTAGTTGCTGATCGTGTTGAGCGCCAGGTTGAAGTACCGTCCGCCACCGATCGGCGTGGGTAGCCCCTCCAGCAGGGCGATCGCCCGGGAGGACAATGGTACGGCGCGCCGCTCGCCGTTCTTGGTGTCTTCCAGATAGGCCACTTTGCCGCGCACCTGGTCGCGGCGCAGCATCAACAGCTCAGACCGGCGCATCGCCGTCTCCACCGCCAGCTCAATAAACACCGGGAGCTGGGCATTCAGCTGGCCAGCTGCCTTGTAGAGGGCGGTAAGCTCCGCCGGCGTTGGGCGCCGATCCCTCTCTTTGCTGCCCTTCGGCATCCGGATCGCCCGACAAGGGTTGGTCAATCCTTCGATACCCCATTCCTTGGTGGCCACCGTGAATAGGTGGCTGATCACCGCAAGGTTGAGGCGAACTGTCGCCGTCGATTTCCCTTCCTTCAGCTCAGCATCGCGATACGCGGCCATGTCGCTCGAGCGGATAGCAGCTAGGCCCTTGGTGGCCAGCTTGTGCTCTTTCCACTTCTTGATGCGGACCTGTTCTTGCTTGGCGCCCTTCTTGGTCGAGGTAACCTCGGACAGGTATCGGTCCAGGGCCTCGGCCAGCGTAGTGCTCTCGGCCTCGCGCATGTCGACGAAGCGAGCGCGCGACATATCCCCCTCGATCTCGGCCGCCCAGCGTTGGGCTTCTGCCTTGGTGTCAAAGGTGGCGGAAAGTGTTGGATATCCTTTGCGGCGGATCTGGGCACGCCAGGCGTCACCGCGCTTCTCGTAGTAGGCCATGGCGGAATGATAGCGAACGCTTGGGGGAATTACACGCTCCCCCAT